CTTTTTACACAATTGTTTTAGATTATCCAGAAATTTTAGATAATATAAAACTAGTTATTGTCGAGAATGATTATACTAAGTTGCATGAAAAACAATATGTTGATACAAAATTAATTGAAAGAGGATTAAAATGTGTATACTCTGATTCGGGTGGATGGTTGCATGATCATCCATGTGTAAATAATTTTTATGAAGTGTGGTCTACTTTAGATAGCAAACAGGAAAGCACCGCGACCACCATAGATGCGTAGAATATTCCAAGTTGTTGTCCATAGGTTAAGACGCAGATTAGGATAGGCGCCAAAGCGATCAGCCTGTAAATTAAAAACCATTTCTTTTCTCAAGATTTTATCAAAATTCGCTAAACCCTTCGGTTGATAGGGATTTCCAAGTTCCGTATCATCCCAAGCACCAGCACCATGACTAAATGTATACAAATAATAATAACGCCAAAATCGCGGTGCTTTTCTATAATGAATTAGTGGCAATAAAGATCTGAAAAGTGAAGGCTCCGAATGAGAAAATCGTTGCACACCATTAAATGTAAAGGAAACTCCTGCTAGAGGCTCAGAGTAGGAATAGGCAAAACCAGTTCCATCTGATACCCATGGAACTGTACCAACAGAACAACCCGATAAATCCCGAGTTGCTAAGAAGGGTTGATTAAATGTATCCGCATTCGGATTATGAAAATACCACAATATATCTTGCGTGGGATTATTATAGGTAATAGGAACTCTAAGAACTTGCTGACCTCGTGTATCTTCTGATGCTACCGCATTATAAAGTGGAACCTTATATTCTAAATCAGCACTTCGTAAATTAACTGTCTCATATTCATCAATTGAGATATATTCTGTTAGAAGATAACAATCAACCATTGAAAGTTTAGAAGGAATACTTATGCTAGGAATAACAGATCCTTTAATGCCAAATTGAGGAGTAGAATCAGATAAATTATACAGAAGCGATCCTGCAGCATTTGACCGATAAAACTGCGCTCCTTCTAAAGGTGGCATTGTCATTTTAGGAGTTGCTGAGTAAACTTTAAAATCTAATCCTGTACCTCTAGCAGTAGTATAATATATGCTAGAAACTGGATTAAAATTAATTTGAAGACGGACAGTATCAACTGAAAGCGCTTCAATGGGTAAACTTTGAGCCAAATGTTGACAAAACCAGAATGGCAAGGGAATATGAAGAATTGGTCCAATGGTAGATTGCACTGAATAAGTATCAGAGCGACCAAGCATCACATTCTTTGCAAGAAGTTTCTCGGGTCCTTCATAAAATTCATCCAAGACTTCTAGCAAACGTCCATCAAGTGATGCCACACGTGTTCCTCCAATTTCTAGATCCATGCTTGCGATCAATGCATGTCCAACACTATTGGTCCAATTAAAATAAGGACCAAGGAAAGTTGCTCCAGCAGTGGTCGCAGCCGTAGATGCTGATGTCTGTACTGTATAAATATCTGGCAGAACAACAGTTAAAATGATACGATGGATAAAATCGTATTTCCTTGGCAAGGTAACAGATGCTTGTAAGCCAAAGTCGGGATTTGTATCAAAATCAACACGAACAAACTGTGCTGCCCATCTTGTAGATGCCTTATAAACTGTAATGTACTGTGATATATCTGCTAGACTGCGTTGTTTAGGTTGGAGTCGTGTGTCTTGCAGACCACGAGCAACAAGTTTAAATAAATCTGGAACAGACATCTCCTGTTAAATCAGTAGAGTATTTGATTAAGTGGCTGCCGTATAATGCGACAAAGTTCTAGCAGAAGGATCTGTTGTTTCAGGCGACCATTTAGGCATCCACATATGCGGAATAATATGAGCCTGTGCTCCAAAGCAGTTTTCAAAAGTATCCCTATACCATCGCGCCTCATCGGTTTGTGGAGGATTATGCTCGTATTCTAATGCTAAAGTATAATGTACGCCCCTATGCGCAACCTTATCTTTAGCAACCCTCTTTAAAATCTCAAACCATGAATTTTCTCTGCTAGAAACTCCGTCACTGAAAGCCTCCTTACGACGCCACAAGATTTCATCCGGTAGCAATCCTTGATCCATAAATGCTGATCTAAGAATCCACTTTTCTCTTGTTTCACTAACAGGACGACTGTCTTCACTCATTGAATGCATAAAATACTCAGTAGGCATACGACGAACAGCATCCACTAACTGTCTATCTAAGAATGGAGTACGAGACTCTAGTCCATGTGCAGCCATAGATCGCTCAGAACGAGCAACATCATACAAATGAATTTCATCTAAGAGACGTTCAATCTCATTTTCAAATGCTTGAATTGTAGGAGCGCGATAGAAATACAAATATCCACCAAAAAGTTCATCGGAGCCATCACCATTCAAGATAACCTTGATATCCGTATTTTCCTTGATCCACTTTCCAAGAAGCCAATTACCAACAGATGCACGAACACTGGTAATATCGTAAGTTTCCACAGCATTAATTACAGGTTCAACAGCAGCCAAAAATTCTTCAGGTGTCTTAATAATTTCATGATGAATAGATCCAATAAAGGTGGCAACTTTTCTTGCAGCCAAAATATCAGGTGATTCGCCTAGACCTATTGAAAAGGTATGGATTTGTTTTCCTTCCTTCCACAACATCTTTGCTGCAAGAGCAGCAACTAAACTACTATCTAGACCACCAGACAGGAGAGCACCAATGGGTCTATCAGATAGAAGACGTTTTCTAACAGATTCCACCAGAAGTTCATTTATTTTATTTATACATTGCGATGCCTCCCTAATGAGTAAGGGATCCTTATGCCATGTCAAAGAAGTCCATCTTTCAATTATAGGGACAGACCCCTTGAAGGCACCATAAGATGATGGGGGGAAAACAGTAATAGGAGCCTGCAGGGAAACAAGTGATTTCATTTCAGAACCGAAGGCATATCCTTGCTCGGTCTTGCAATAAAACAAGGGACGGATACCGAAAGAATCACGTCCAACGTGAAGTTCATCAGTTTCAGTATTATATGCTAGAAAAGCAAAAACTCCATCTAGTTGCCTGCACACATCTCTTACAGATAAGTGTTCAAGAAGCCAAGGAATTACAAAACAATCAGATCCCAGGTAATCAAGAGGGATATTAAAAAGAAGAGAAAGTTCTTTATAATTAAAAATTTCTCCGTTGCAGACAACAATCCATTTACCGGAAGGAGATGTCATAGGTTGGTTTCCAGCAGGAGTCAGTCCATTAATTGCTAGACGTGTGAAGCCTAAAAAACAATTTTTTAGTTCTTTTGTTTCCATGTATTCGGGACCTCTTGGTAATAATGTTTTTACTAGATCAGCAGGATCTAAGCCCAACTGTTTGTATAGTCCAAGAAAACCCCAAATTCCACACATCTATATTTTTAGAAGGAATGATTTAAGCGGTATAGACCGCAGATGCAGAAGGTACAACAGGTCCAACAGCAGCAACAGGAACATCAATCGGCTCTAGGGCTGAAGTCTTGACAAGATCTGGAGGAGTTAGCAGATTCTCATCCGTTGGCTCATAAGGGAAAGATGTCTGCTTGTTCTGCTGGAGAAACTTGTAGTTTGCAAGGAAAAGCAGACGAGGCACATCCTGTGAATTAACCCACTGGACGCAAGCAGCCCAAGTCATCGTAAGTTGCGCCGGTCGCAGATGATTGAGATAATGATCCTGCATGTCGTAAAGGAGCTTGCGCATGTGCTTAGGCGCATCCTTGCTAGGAAGAGACCGCGCCTTGAACACTTGACAGTAGGTGTTATAGAGATCACGCGTCTCATCCTTGAGCCGTGCCCAAAGAGCATTGAATGCAGGCTTGTCCTCAGGATAATGATGCAGATAACTGTTAAGATCACCCGAAGCGCGAAGAGTTAGCCACTTGTAATCAAGACGAGGAGTATTTCCACGCATCTCATGCACAGAAAGATACACTGGAGTACGCTGGCGCCAACGCTTACCCGTAACCGTATCCTTGACAACAAAGCCCTGACAGAAGATGTTATTATTGGCAGTCACAAGATCATCAAGAGACTTCAGTGTAATGGCGTTTCCAGCAAGTGGAAGACGACGACTGAGAAAGTTGATCAGATGAGGAGGAGGCGCAACCTCATCTGCACCACTCGTAATCTGAATGAGACGGAGAGCACATACAGTCACAGGCACTACAATCCGGTTACTCGGATGCTGAAGAATCCAAGTATAAGTCATCTTAGGATCAAACTGCTGAATGGTCAGACCCATGAAGCGGAATGTATCCCAAAAGAGCGTGTTAAATGTCTCGGGTCCGTAGAAGCGACAAGTGGCACCAACATTGGAACGAGATGCAAGAAGCCAGTTGTTAACAGTTGTATCGTAGAAGAGGGTAATCATGGTACCATCCCAGAAATCCTCCACAACACAGGTCGCCTTCTGCTCAGAAGACAACGAGTCAAATGACTCAAGAGGCTCAGTCTTGAAAGGAGTAATGGCAACAGGCTTATTGGTGTTAATATCCCAAACAACCGAGCGGAAATAGGGTGTATTTACATGGGTCATATCAGATGCTGGAGCACTGGGAGAACCCTTAACATATCGGATAATAGCAAGATGGGGAAACTCCTTGTTGCTAATTACCTTGAGGGATCCACCCTCCGGCGACTGGAGATACTTGAAGAGGTCCTCGGACTTCTCATATTGCGTACAGAGATTATTGAAGAAATTACTAGGGGCGGACATTTTATACTTTTACTACCTGTTTACCTTTCTGCCGCAACAGCCTTCAAATTTTTTTTGGGTTGAAAGCGGAGAAAACTAAACCACTGTAATTAACAGGATGGATAACCAAGGAGAAAACATTGAATTAGGAGATTGGATAACAATCTACTCCTTAGAAGATCCTGTAACCGGCGATGTCGTGTATAGGGACAATAAAATGATCAGAATAAAACCAAAATCTTCCAGATCAACTGCAAAAGAATGGAAACTAGATGAAAACGGAGACTTCTTAGAAGATTACGGTGTATATTTAGTGCAGATTCATACAAAGTCAGAGTATTATCACTTCGCCGCTATGATTGGTGTAGAACCAGGTGAAAAGTTGGAACTCTATACAAAAGAAGGTGAACAACTATCAATTATAGATGGAGTTCCTATTGTAGATCCTGAGACGAACGAATCTACCGCTATCCTACAGGAAATTATTACAACAGATACTGAAGATGCTATTCTTTTAACAAATGGTCTAAAAATTTCATTCCAATGTGTGGGTCCACAGCCACCTATCGCGGTCATTGTACCCGCAATTCCGCCACCTTCTGAGGAGGAAGGACAAGCAGATCAAACAGAAGAGGCGAAGGCGGCGGCTGAGGAGATACAACGTGAAATGACTTTAGAGGAACTTCTGCTAGAAATCCAGCCATCCTCAGTAATTGAAGAAATCCCGACTGCCGAAAGATACTTCCCGGATTCAGTCCAGCGTCAAGAAATGTATGCAAGTTTCGTAGATGATTTATCACCCGACAAGCAGAAGAATTTAAAGGCGCTGAGGGCAGTATCTCAAAAAATAGAATATTTGCTAGCACTCAAGCAGTCAACTGTAAAACTCAATCTTGCAAATAAGCCAATTGGTGCACAGAAATCATCCTTTGACACATTAAAAGAAGTTACGGATGAGGTAAAGAATTCTTACATTCCTGCATGTGTTCCCATATATGATGTGAAGAAGTCCGTTTATTTGGACAAGAGACAGATATCCACAGATGACTATTTAGATTTTAATTACATCATGGATGTTGAGCATATTTCTGCAAGAAGAACTGAACAATATGAAAAGGGTGAATATGTAACAAATGGAAACACATTTTATGATTATATAAATACACTCTTTCAGAGTGATCACCATCCCTATGTAGCAAAAGCAGGTGTAGAAAGAAATCCCGAAAATATTTTATATGACCAAGAAGCATTCTTAGCACCTTTACCTGGTGAAGTACGCAAAGGTTTCAAGTCAGGTCTAACAATAGGTTATATTCCCAAAGGACCATTTGCAAAGGATAAATTTATTCCTGTAACAGATGATAATCTATCAACCGTGGATATTCGTTCTGGTAAGTTTCTAGCATCTGAAAAAGCAAAACACAAGGGAATTCCTGTAGGAACAATCTCAGTTCCAGCAGATCAAGTTTCAGTTGCTGGATATGTAATGCTAGATACTCCTACAATTTTAATGACACGTACATTAACAAATGTTCCTTCTATCATGACACGAATCCAGATTGCAGATTATCAAAGTATGCATAGAAGAAAAAATCTGGAAGATTTGGATCCCATTTCAGTCACAGAATCTACATCAGATAATCACACTGTAACAATTCCTAAGGATCTCATATCACAAGCAACAAGTGAATGGTGGACAACATGGGTTGAAAATAACATGCGCAGAACAATTGCACCTATCCACGGATTTTCACCTGCATCAACTCTATTATCAGTAATGTTGGATTCCTTTGTTCCAAATCGTAGTGATTTTCCTGCTGCCTTACAAGCAGAAGTTTGGAAGTTTGTCCAAAGAAATATGGATTTATGGTTACAGGCAAATGCAATCACGCGTGAACGAATCTTGAAGAAATTAGCGGAAGGTGGCTACCAAGGAGAAACATTTTCGCAGATGATTGAAGATCCTGCAACACTAAATGAGACAGTCCGCAAGGATACAATCTTGAGTGGTCTTTTTAAGAATATCAATGAACGTGAAACAACTCTTGCAAAGAATACGCAGGTAATTATGAATGAGTTACAGAAGTCGTATGGCAGCGAAGCATTTATTCAGTATGCAAATATTGTGGCAATTCTTGAGGGACGTGAAGCAGCATTTGACCCCAAGTTTCAGAAAGATAAACTGCTGGAGATTATCCGAGCAAATCAGAACAGAAATGAGATTGAGGCGCTAAGAGTCCAAGCATTTATGTCAAAGCCGGAAGTAAATAGTTGCCCCCATACCAAATACTTAACAGCAGTAAAGAAAGTCCGTAAAAGAGATCAAGTCAAATACATTGAACTTTTCCAGCAGTTTTTGAATAAGTTCCAAGGTGAAAAGAAAGGCAACTGGATTCACTGCAGAGAATGCAAGAAAGAATGCGTCTGCGTACACGAGATAATGTTATTGCACGAGGCACTCCATCCGGGTCGTTCTTTATCCCTCCATAAGAAACTGCTAATTGAATTTGGAGGACCTGTATTTGAAGGAAATTTTACTTGCAGAAATTGCGGAGAAGGTATTCAATCAATAGAATATGATAATAGTCTTGAGTATGATGATGAGGGTCGTCCCTTATCAGGTCGCGCTGTACTAACAGATGATAGTCCGAAGGAAATAGATTTGACGGAGATAATTTCTAAGAAAGAGCAGACCTTTGCAAAAGAGGAAGATCAAAAGATTTACAAGATTGCAAAAATAATTAGTGAAAGAGCGGGAGCACAGATATCGGATGAGATCTATGCAAGAATTGTGAATAGAGCGCAGCAGTACTTAGGAAAGGTTATTATAACAAAAGAGCAATTTGCGGCACTTCAGCAGACAAGAAGAATAAAGGGAACATGGGAAGAATTATCAAGAAACCAGCAGGTTGGTATTGTGGCGTCATTAATCATGTTTGAGTTTCAAACTGCAAAGCCGGCAATTCAGATAAAGTATCCGTTCATGCAATGTAAGTTTTCTCTGCAAGGATTTCCGACAGAAGGATTAAATCCGGATACTGCTGGAAGTGGTATTCTAGACTATATCTCATGTTGCGTGGCATGGATTTATAGAAAGGAAGATCCGTGGTATTCAACATCATGGGGTCTAATTCCGTTTGAGGAGATTCCCAAGAGAACAAAGATTGTAAAGGATTTAATAATTTTATGCACGAAGAATCTGTTAGAAAAGGTTCCACTTCCCATTACATCCGAACTTAATAATATTATTAAGGAAAGAAGAGAATCTTTAAGGCTAGAACAATCAAGAGACTTACCGAGTAAAAATGATAAGATGCCAACAGGATTTACACCGGAGGCTTTTGTAACCTTTCCTCCAACTATTCAGAATGTTCCCACCAAGGGTGATTCGTATAACAAAGTAACGGCAATGAATGTGTCTACTTTAGATGCACCGAAGAGATCCCTTTCTTACAGATTAAGTGTAATCTATGGTCAACTCAAGGCAGAGGCTTATAAGAAGGCAGAAAAGGAGGGTCTAGTTTTTTCACAGAGTGAACGTTCCGATTCATATGCTGCACCCATTGCTTTGAAAGATTTGAAGAAGGGTTATTTGCAATTGCTAGGAACAACAGAGGGTCTAGAAAATGAGGCGCGTGATATTTATTATTCGCTAAGAAACATTGAGATTCGTGTTCCTACAAATACACCGTGTGGAACACATATTTGGACACCTTGGTCACCGAGGGAGACTCCGGATATTCGTGTAGAGATTCCTAAGAATATTTTGTACAAGTTGTTTTTAAGAACATGTTATGATGGTCCATTTATTGGATCACCACACAAGATGGGATATGGAGGAGCGTGCAAGAACTGTGGCTTCATATTCCCATCAGATGAGAAGGAAGGAAAATCATCTTTAGATTCACAAAAGGTAGATTATTCGGAAGAAAAGTTCCAAACGATTTTGGCAGCGAAGAGAGAAAAGCAGTCAATTGAGCCATTTAATAAGCCGGAAGAACCTGAACTAATCGTTAATATCCAAGGATGGATGACACAAATGTCAGAAGCGGATAAGCAAATATGGAGTCAGATTCTTACAATCATGAAGGCGTTGAATGATTCAAGACAAGGTGGTCTAGAACCTGTAAGAGACGGAGCATGGGCTAATTTCATAACATTCTATGATTCAAAGAAGGAAGAGTTGAGAAAAAGAATAGGTACATCAACAACAAGAAAAGCAAGAGCAGAAGCAGTTGCGAATGCATTTATGTTGTCTTTGGATGTCCTAACACAACTTCCTTTTTCTTCAGGAATAGATTCAATAATGAATGCAATTGTAACACCTTTAATGCAGCGATCTAAAAACTATAAAGTGACAGATATTTTGGCGGATGTTCGTGAAGCAAAGACAAGAGTAACAACAAAGACGGATACGATACAAATGGTGGATGAAACAAAATGGATAAAGATAAGTGTTGAGCATACTGAAATTCTAAATAAGATTATGGCAGAGGCATCTGATTTGATCAAGGATGTATCAGTGCAAGCAAAGGAAGTTGCGAATAGGGCTGGATATGAGTTTGGTATATGGATGAAGAAATGGAAGGCATTAATGTTTGAGGATTTGAATTTAGGATTTGATGATAAATATGGAGGATATATTCTAAGATTTTTTCTAATACAATTTCTTCTTGATTTATCTGATCCCAAGAGTGCATTCTATAAGAGTTTACCTGTCACAGAAGGAGCGCAGATCCCTGAAACAGAAACATTAATACGTGAAACAATTGGATTTATTGCAGAGAATCTGGAAAGAGGATCTCAAAAGACGAGAATGCCGAATGAGAAGGAAATCGCAGATATCTTGTTACACAGAACGCAGATGGAGAACAACTATGTAATTAATATTTTTGATAAGTTGGGAGATGAGGAGAAGGCAATTGAGAAGATTCTCAAGAAGTTTGGAATTGGCAAGTGGGCGATGGGCAGAAATGTGAAAGATTATAGTCCAGAACTCTATGAGCATGACAGAAATCAGCGCATAGAAATGGGAATGATTGAGATGCCTCAAAAGGCAGAAGGCAAGATGACGGGAGCAGATTTTGGTTTTACATCTTTTGGGACAGAATCAAGAGCCGAACGAGGATATGACAATGAAGATTTGGAAGGACGCACGGACTAAACATATCCGTATATTTCTTCTACTAAAACAGGGATGCATGTATTATTTCTGGCATTAACAATCTATCTGCTTGGCGTTACAATTGTTTTATATTTGAGACCTGCACTCATGTTTCATCCTGGTGGAACATGGAAAGAATTTTCATTAAATCCGGATCCGAATCACACTTGGATGCCTTTCTGGCTTTTTTCAGTACTCTGGGCATTTTCAAGTTATCTAGTTGCAACTGGAATCCAGCGTTTTCTATTATCTGCTGGATCAAATGCTGATGTAGATGCAGATGTGGAAGATATGGAAATGCCTGAGGTAGAGGCTCCAGCAAGAAATAGATCAAGAAAGGCAGTAAATTTAGATGTAGATGTGGATGTTGAGCCGGTATCAAAGAACATGGGTCTAAACACGAGCAAAAATGGATTTTACGTATTGAATACGAAAAAATACAATAGCAATCATGTTCCCACGTATGTATATTATGGAGATCAACCTCCTGAAGGGTTTATGAAGGAGTAATCATTTTATACCTTTGTGACTGTTTTGTCACTTGTGGAAGGAGGAGGGCAGGCAGCAGCGAACCAAGAAAGAGAAGCAACAGAATACATTCCTGCCCAGAACAAGTAGAAACTATGAGTTATAGATTCAGTCATTTCAACACCAAGAGTTTCAGCGGGAAGAAGATCACGAATAATATTTCCTAAGAATTCAACATTCCAGGATAAGCCGAAGAAGATAGTAGAAAAAATGATACCGGTTGCAGCAATAGTTAAAAGGTGTTCTGTGTTTAAGATTTTACCACAGACGCTTGTTTGCACAATCATGAATGAAACAAAATTCAAGAGAAAACTCATTATAATAATAAATACGAGCAGAGAAATGAAGGCATTTGTAGATTTGAGATCATCTTGACTAAACTTTGAGAAGGCATAGAGACCAATAGGAGGTAGAACAGAATGAGTAAATCCATTTAGTAGCATTGTAAGAATAACTTTACCGGTTGCATCACTCATCTCTGAGTAATGCCGCTTTTTTATAACAAAATTGAAAACGCCGAGGAACCTAATCCAAGTAAAATTAGAACTAATCCGTAGAGATGCCACCAGCGAAGGCTTCAAAGAAAGGAGCAAAAGGAACATTCATCAATCCTGCAAGAGTTACTGATTTAGCAACATGGGCTGCTTTTTACAAGAGTAAGTATCAGAACTTGAAGATTGACTATGCAACAGGCAATCCTGTTGTGCAAAATCCGGAGAATCCCGCAGAAATAGTAAAGACAATTCCTTTGCCAAGAGCAATAGATTCATACCGTGCTTTGAATCTTTACAGAGCAGAAGATAAGGAAAAATACACAACATCTCTTCAAATGTATAACACACAAAGAGAAGAAGTTGAGCAGATACAGCAGGCACAGATTGAAGCCCTGCAAGTAGTAGCAGTAGAATTGGCTCAGGCTATAATCGTATATAAACAGGGACCCACATCTGAAGGAGCAAAACGAGTAGCGATTCTTCAGAAAAAGATGATGACAATGGAAAAGGAGGGAGCACCGACCAGAGAAGTGAAAACATTTGAATGGTCATTTCCTCCTGCAGGAAATGTTCCTCCTGCTCCAGCAAAAATGCTAGTAAAATATACTTCAATGCCTGACAAAAGAGAAGTTAACTTTGGTTCCCCTGTAGAAGTTACTGAATAGGATACGCCTTAATACGCTCTTCATTTTTATCACAATCAACTTTATTAACAATATATTGAAAGCAAACATCATTACGATCAATATAAGTTGATTTTCCCGCATTATCTAGAGAAGGATTTTTAAAGATAATCATAGGGCTGGGCTTAAGGATATAAACTAAGAAAAACCCTACAAAGAAACTAATCATAAGGGGAAGAACTTGAATTTTATTAAAGAACCTCATCTTACTTGATAAGAAGATAAAAGTTGTGATAAGATAGGGGATGATTGATATCATTGAGATAATGGAATATCCTAGATTAGCATTTATGATTAGTTGCGTGATAGGATTTGGTTTAGCGGCTATGATGCGACCTTTATGCAAGGGTCCTGATTGTATTGTGATAAGAGGTCCTGAAGTCAGTCAATTTCAGAATAATGTATATCAAATCGGAGAAGGATGTTATGAATTCAAGGTTAAGCCTGTACAGTGTCCAAAGGATAGAACAGGATTAATAAAGACATTTTCATTTGTTGATATGGATTAATTTGTAGAGGCTGCTGAGTTAGATTAAAAACTTTGATATATTTATCTATTATAAATGTCTCAAAGCACGCCGTTAGATAAGTTAGATAGCCCTGGTTCATCTGATGCAGGCTTAGTAAACAAGATTCTAGCAGATATGAATGGTCCGAATGAGGCAATGTTTCAGCAGCAGCCTATGAGAATGGTTTTATCTGAGCCTCCGATCAACACAATGCAAGAAAGAGTAATGGATCCTGCTCCTGCAACTGCGCACATGATTGGAAACAGTTCACCGACACCGCAAGACTTTTCCTCTATGATGTCATCATCATCATCTTATAGCCAGATTCCCCAGCAGCAACCGCAGCAGATTCAGATGCCGGCTGTGCCGCAGAAGTCTGATATGTTGGGTAACATCCTAGATAGATTGAAGGCACCACTAGTTGTTGCTGCTCTATTCTTTCTACTTAATCTGCCTGTCTTCCACACATCTATAATGGCATATGCTCCCTGGGCTTTTCGTTCTGGTTCTGAACTTTCATGGGTAGGTCTAGTTCTTCTTTCAGTTCTAGCAGGAAGTTTATTTGGAGGCTATCAACTATTATCTGATATTATTGGTTAGAAGTAGAGATGCGTGATTTTTTTGGATTTCAAATAACTGAAGTTGCAATGTTATCAGTTCTATTGATGGCATCAATGCCTTTAATCCGCGCTACACTAAATGGAACAGCCTTGCCGTTAGTCTTTGGAGCAGTGGCTGCGGCAACGTTATATGGTCTTCGTAAAGCGGCACACATGAAGATCTCATTTGGCTTGCAAGCACTAATTGTTTTGTTAGTTGCGCTAATCTTTGTTCCTGTGCCTTTCAGAGGACAGCGTGTATGGGAAGGATTTGAAGATACTGAAGAGACAGAGGAGACAGAACCGGTAGATGTTACGGAATCAAAAAAAGTGATTTCTGAAGCGGGACCAACTTCTGAACAATTTGAAGCGGATAAAGATAAGGATGTTAAGAGATCGGATGGATCTATTGCTACCTCAGATAAGGAACCAGAAGCCCATGACTTGAAGGAACTAGGTGAACAGTATGCCAGCCCCAATAAGAAATTCAGATTACCTTCTGAGAAGAGTGATGGCGAGCATCACATGGATTCTGGAACAACATTCATGAATGCTTACAAGCAGTTGAAGCCGGAGCAGATTAATGCTCTGACAAATGACACACAGAAATTGATTGCTGTGCAGAAGGATTTGATGTCAAATCTGAGCAATCTGAAGCCCTTAATCAGTGATGGAAAGGAAATCATGAAGACATTCAAGAGTTTCTTTGGTTCTGATCCGACAGCAAATTAGGCAAAATAATAAAAAATAAAAAATAACTACTCTTAGCATTTCAAATGGTAGAAGTAGCAATTTGTTATAGTGATGGCAATAATGATTCTATACAAAATACATACCATTCACATCATGAAAATATTTTTGATGTGATGAAAATGGCAGGAATACAATATGATATATTTATTCATACTTGGAATGATTCAGATAATTATCAACTTCTAGTACCAACAGTTTATCGATGTGATAATAAAGAAGAGTTTTTAAAAAGTTGTTTAGCAAATGAGCATAGATTGGAAGCAATTAATGGTAAGGAAACAGAAAGAAATAAAGAATTAATTCTGCAAGAACTTTGCATTATGGAATCCCAAAAAAGAGTTACAGAAATGGCTGAGCGATTAAAAGATTATGATTTTATCATTTATGTGGGAACTTATGAAATCAAACGATATTTTCCTATAGAGGTATTATTTAATCTAAAAGCAAGTGAAATTGGAGTAATACGCAAAGAGAACTTTGCAACTTTAACATGGAAAGATAGATTATTTTACGGAAAAAGAATTGATGAATTGCAGACATATCGCAAAGGAACAAACAAAAATGTATCTGAGTTTAGAAAATTTATTCTTGATAAATATTTTAAAAGGAAACTCATAGATTTCTAGTCAATTTAGTGTGCGTCCAAAATAGGAATGGTTAAGCAAATGAAAATCAAAGGATCAACGCACAAATTTAAACAAAGAGGTGGATCACAGCCATCCGGGCTTCCAGAGCAGATAATCATCTCAACACAAAGTCTTCTAATTCTATTACTGATTGCAGTAATAATTTGCGGAACATTTGTCTATCTAGCAACAAGAGCAGAGAAACCTGTAAATATAAAGTTGGAGATGCCGGAAAGAGAAAAGGAACGGGTTAGAGAACGAGCCCCTTCAAATAATAATCTACCTCCTGAACCATCACGTGTGTATCAAACAGGTCCTGATTTTAATACTGCTGGTTCTGTATTCAATTTCCCCACACAGGGATATGCTGAGCAATTCCAGCAGGTTGGTTTATTAATTGCACCTGGAGCCTCCGCACTTTCTGCTAGTGATCGCACATTAGTTCCATTATATGGTCGCAGAATCGCTGCCCGTCGTGATAAATGGAATTATTATTCACGAACAGATGGATTAAATCCAGTGCAGGTTCCTGTAAGATACAAGAATCGTGATTGCGATGAAGATATTGGTTGTGACGAAGTTTTTGACGGCGATGAAGTTGCAGTTCCGGCGCAAGGACAAACATTCAAAGTTCAACTTTACAAGCAGAAGAATATCATTTATAATCCCTTTGCCTAATAGAAGATATGGGGGACCTCAAACGGTTACAAGAGAATAAAGTTTTTCCATTTAATAGTCTTTCCTGTACGCAAACACCTTTTCAATTTCCCAAAAATTTAAAATTAGAAAATTTACCGGAATATAAAACATCTGAAATCCGAATTCTTGGATCAACTGCTGGACCAGGTCGTCTTCTTGACAGAGCAGGTCGTGATGGGCAACTTATAGAAGAGTCATCGCAGATATCTCTTATTTTTGAACGACAGACATTTAACATAAGTGATACGATTCTTCATTTTCCTGGAATGCATCGTTCACCTTCTATGGAAAATCCTCCTGCAGGAGAAATTCATATGTATTTTAGAAATTCAAAGCCGAATAAAAGGCTGCAAGCACCGACCGATGATGTATGTATTGTGATTCCAATAAAGATTGGTTCTGGTAAAGGTGCTAATTATTTTGAGTACCTGAATCGCGAAGCATCTTTACGCACTGAATTTCTTCCTGCATTTACATCAATTCTAACAGATAAATCACCTGCTATCTTGTATAAGGGAAAAGACCTCAAGAATAGAGGTTGTGGTTTACCGAATGCAGAAATAGAGTGCCTACCTGAGGCGAAGGCACTTCAATACATATTTCTGCAAGAACCTGTCTATTGCCGCATTAAGGATGTTGAAAGACTCAAAAAGGCTGATGCTGCCGAACTTGAATCTCCATCAGATCCGATTAGTATTGCAGATCTCCGTCGTTTTTGTGCCTATTATAAATCACCTGGTTTTCGTATTGGTTCTCTTGAGCAGAATCCGACTGCCTTACCTGATGGAATTAAGAGAATGGATTCACTCAAATGTCGTGTAGTCGATACCAAGAAAGATATTAAGGGAAACAATATTGTGATTGATCCTAAGGCACGAAATATATACTTACCTGATGAACTGGGTTCTAAGAAACTTATTGAAGAGGATGATGGTTCCGCAAATACGCCTTCTGATTCAACAAGTTTTCAACCTGGTGATTTTGAAGATATTATTGCCATACCAATGGGAATAACAGTGGCATATTATGTTACAGCATTTGTATTCTCAATAATCCATCCAGTATTATGGTCAAATATATAATAATGCATAATTAAAAATTGATATATTCTAGGGATGAATCAGATATATTTATTACTAGCAGGGTTCCTTACTATACTGTTAATAATAACAATTAAAAATAGTCCATTACCTTTTATACTGAAGGAAACTTTTGCAACACTAAGTACAAGTGGACCAGTAACAGAACCGGGAGTTGCACCTCTATGTCCACCTGGTTTCCGTTTTTTTACAGACAGAGAAGGAAAATCTATGTGTTGCAATGGAAAAATAGATTTTACAGAAGGAAGATGTGCACCTCGTCATGACAAAAGTAGATTATCACATGTTTGTGCTCTAGGAGGTAACACACTTGATGAATTTGGTGTTCCAATTCCTTTCTGTGGTTCAATGATTCAAGGATTACTAGCAGAATTAGGTGCAAGAGATTGTATACCCAATAAGCCTTACAGAGCCACAGCAGATGGAATTACTGGATTTTGCTGCTCAGCATCACCGTCGAGTGCTAGACCCGATCAGTGTCCTAAGGATGCGCAAATGTGTAATGTAATCTCTGAAGATTTGAATCCTTTTGCCCAGTCATCATCATGTGCATTCCAACGCTATGAAACGCAGACAAAATGCCCGAAGAATATGATCAATTCTAGCATGGTAAATCATGATAATGCAATGGATGGATTAACTGTTCCTCTTTGTATGACAACTGTCATGCCGGTTTCAAAAACAACGCCTATGTGTTTAACTCCGAATGTTTTAGCAGAGTTGCGAAAGCATGGAATTTACAGAGACAAGGATTTGAGAAAATGGATTGGAAACTGCGATGTGTATAAGAAAGTAAATATTGATAAAACAGAGACACCGGAACGTGTGGATTTGAGCGGATTTTAGAGCAAAAAATAAAACACATAAAATAAAACAAATAAAGAAAATAAAAAAATTTCAGACAGTCAGACTGCTAGAAATTTTTTGCAGTAAAAAAAACTAATCAAATATAATTTAAGTTAATTAAGCCAACCACGGTTTGATAGAAGCGGGTAGAAGACCTTTCTCATCGATAGATGCACCAATCTGATAGAATTCATTTGATCCAGTATCATCTTGCGGAGAATACTCAAATTCACGAAGAGTAGATGAAGCAACAGGTCTTTGTTCATCAAGAGGGTATTGTCCATCAGGAATTTCTTGCTCAGCCGTTAAATTTTGGTGAATTTCCTTTACTGTCTTTTCATCAACATATTTTTCAGTTGATGGAATCGGAGAAGGAGGTGTGTAGGAAGATAAGGGTGCAACACCAGCAACTGAATTAGAAGAATAGGTAGTAGGTGAAGACATGGATACAGAAGAACCAATTTTCTGTATATGACTATTATTGCGGAAAACAAATAGAAGAGCAAAAGATACAGATGCAGCAATTCCAACAGTAGGAGAAACATAGGCTAAACCAATGATTCCAAAGATGACAATAAATTGAATAAAAAGAGAATCTAGCAGTTCAATAACAGTATCGGATAATCTATCACTCGAAGTAACTAAGACAACAAGTAATCCACAAAAAACTAATGAAGCAACTTCCCACTTTTGCATCTTTCTCTATATTACATAGTTTTTTTAGTTTCCTTCAAAAACTTGACTAGAATAGGACCCTATGTCTCGGATAAGAATTCCTGATATGCTAAAGCAAATTTCGGCTGAAAAACTATTTGGTAAAAGAATTTTGTCAAATCGTGGATATTCAATTCCGAAAGAAGGATTAACACATGGTGAAGAAGCACAACTCAAAAATGCACTAACAGTAACTGCTCAAGTAATGGGTGGCTTTGCACCTCAAGATAGTTTTCCAGTCTATTATGAATCACCAAAGAGATATTATTTACCACGATGCTGGGGTTTGAAAGCATTTGGCACACCTGATTCTGATATTAGAAAAGAAGGAGAAGCACTTAATGAATCCCTTATATTCCAGGGTTCATTACGGCCAGAGCAACTTGAAATTACTGCAAATTTCCTAGAAAAAGGCAAGACAATAGGTGGAGGAATTATCTGTGTTCCCTGTGGATGGGGCAAAACATTCATGTCTCTATATATCATGGGAAAACTTAGACGGAAGACAATTATTGTAGTTCACAAGGAGTTCTTAGTAGGACAGTGGACAAAGGAACTTCTACGAGTGTATCCAAAAATCAGAATTGGTAGACTCCAAGCAGATAAAGAGGAAGTTGGTCAAGATTTTGATATTACGATTGCAATGCTTCAAACAGTTGCGAAGCATGAATATTCAGAAGGATATTTTAATGATTTTGGTTTTGCAATTTTCGATGAATGTCATCATTTGGGAGCAGCGTATTTTAGCAAGGCTCTTATGAAGATTCAAACAAGATGGATGTTAGGACTCTCCGCGACACCAGATAGAACCGATGGCTTATCAAAAGTCTTTGGATGGTATTTAGGAGAATTGACAACAAAAATCAAGAACAGAGAAGCAGATGCCGAAGTGGAAGTTCGTGTTTATAATTACACATCAACAGATGACGCATATACAAAGACATCCTATGATTTCAAAGGCAATCCGATAAGAGCACGTCTTCTAAATACAATTTCAGAGTATGAGCCTAGAACGAGATATCTGCTGGAAGCGGTGAAGGATGCATGGAAAGAGGGGCGGAAGACGTTAATCTTGAGTGACAGAAGAGATCATTTAGAGATGTTTGAAAAGTTAATTAAGGAATCAGGCATTCAAAGTGTTGCCTACTATGTTGGAGGCATGAAGCAAGTTGCTCTAGAAAAATCGGAAGAGGCGTCAATTCTGCTAGGAACCTATGCAATGGCAGCAGAAGGTATGAATATTCCTGCACTCAATACTATAGTATTATCTACACCCAAGTCTAATATTGAGCAATCTGTAGGTAGAATTCTTAGACAGAAAAAGGATGAACGAGCATTTTCTCCGAGGGTAATTGATTGTCTAGATCAGCCGCATGATATATTTGTTAGTCAGTGGAATAAGCGCAAAGATTACTATAAAAAGTGCGCTTATAAGGTCGTACATTGGAATTCAAAAGGTCCTATTGAAAAGCATATCGTAGAGCATGTAGATAAAGAAGAGTGCTTATTTACGGATTAACGACGACGGCGGGTCATAGGAGCAGAGCATGAACTACGAGCAGTGACTGAGTCAACCTGCGCGTAAGGAACCTTCTCAGGACCAAAGACTGATGTCTGACCCATCTTGAACTGGATACCAGCAGGTGTTGAATCGTAAACCATAGCGGAAGAAGGAGCAGTTGCCGCGGCAAGAGGTGCGGCTGTTGCAGCGATTTCAGAACCAACTAGGGCACCGCCACCAATCTGGGGATAGAATCCGGGCAGAGGCTTAGGGCAGGGAGTTGTAACAACCTCAGGCATTTTTCCTAAAGGCATATCAGTTGTCTTCAAGTCAAGACCAGCGGGTGCGATACCAAAGGTAAAACCGGCACCTCCACGCTGCTTCTTCTGCCCCTTACGAGACTTCTGCTGCTTTTGCTTCTTAACACTTTTCTTTCCCTTCTTAGATTTTTTGATCTTATACATTCCTCCGCGCTGCTTTCTTGAACTAGGACGCATGCAAGGGCAGGCACCTCCTCTTTGTCTTTGTTTACGGGAACGAGAACGAGTCAAAGCACCAGGTCTAGCAGGTGTTGAGCATGAATCAATTCTTTCGGGACCAATATAGATACCTCTTAATAAATCACTATCTTTGACTGAAGCAAAATCAGGTCCGAAACCAGCCATCCTAATTATAAGACAGAAAGGATTTCATAACTACCTGTAAATTCAGTAGATGCTAAAATACGAACCTTGAACTGTGGATTCAACTTACTTTTAATCCGTAGATCTTTGCTAATATCAGGATTTTGAATGATTGCCATTCCTAACTTTTCACCCTTTAGTCCTGTTAAGAAATACTGATCCGGGAATGCTCCCTTTGTTGCAACAGCAATATTATCTTCTTTTGCTGCCACTGGTGCC